GGTGTTCAAAAAAAGCCCATGTCCGACCGCGTTATCCGAGCGCCAACGCGGTTTTTCAACCCAAAACCACCGTCGAAAGGGGTGGGGTCCGAAAAAGCGACCATGTGTAAAGACGCGCAAGCCATCGCCACTCAGTACGCCCAGGCCGTGACCGACGGCCGGATCGTCGCCGGTCGGTGGATCTACGCTGCGTGCGCCCGGTTCCTGCGCGACCTCGAGCGGTCCGACCTCGAGATGGATTGGGACGCCGTCGATAACTGCGTGGCGTTCTACCGCCGGCTCACGCTCGTCGGCGAGGACAGCGGCAAACCGTTCGAGCTCCACCCGTGGCAGGTCTTCGCCGTCGCCAACCTGATCGGCTGGCGGAAGGACGGCGCCAGGCGGTTCACGCTCGGGCTGATGCAGGTGGCCCGCGGCAACGGCAAGACCACGCTGCTCGCCGGGCTCGGGCTTTACGACTTCTGCCACGGGGCCGGAAAGCGAATCCATGTCCTTGCGAACAAGGTCGAGCAGGCGCAGATCCTCATCGACACCGCCCGGACGATGGCGAAGCGCCTCGAGGAGCTCGAGGTGAAGGTGCTCATGGATCACATTCGCCGCGACGATGCCGACTGCGAGATGTCGGCGCTCACCTCGAAGGCGTCGAGCCTCGACGGCCTGAACCCGTCGCTGTGGATCGCCGACGAGGCGGCCGAGTTCAAGGGCCTGATCCTGAACAAGCTGATCACGACCGGAATGAAGCGCCGCGACACGCTCGGCGTGGTGATCTCGACGCCCGGCAGCCACACCGACTCGCACTACGAGGTGCTGTGCGAGCAGGCCCGCGCGGTCCTGAGCGGCGAGGCCGAGGACGATGCGCTGTTCGCGATGCTCTACGGAATCGACCCAAGCGACGAGATCGGCGACGAAACGGCGTGGCCGCGGGCGAATCCGGGGATGGAGCACGGCCAACCGGCTGCCGCGAGCCTGCGGCGGCAGTGGAACCTCATGCGCCGGGACCACGTCCAACGCGCGGAGTTCTGCCGCTATCACTGCGCCAGGTTGAACGAGGACGTCGGCGGCTGGCTTGACATGAGCCAATGGCCGGGCGGCCAGCCGGTTGAGTGGCGCGACCTTGCCAAGCGCCCGGCGTGGGTGGGAATCGACCTGAGCAAGTCGCTCGACATGTCGGCCGTCGTGGTCGCCGTGCCGCTCGACGATGGTCGGGTGGCGCTCCGCGGCCACTACTGGTGGCCGCGCGCCGAGGTCGCGCAGCGCGAACTTGACTACCGGATGCCGATCCGCCGGTGGGCCGAGGAAGGCAAGATCACGCTGACGCCGGGCGCCGAGATCAATCACGAGGCGATCGCCGAGAAGGTGGTCGACATTCTCGCCGAGTTCGACGTCAAGCTCGTCGGGTATGACCGCTGGGGAGCGTCCTACCTGGCCGAGCGGCTGGCCGAGCGCGGTGCGCCGATCCAGGCCTACAGCATGGGCTCGGCGACCTTCGCGCCCGGTTGCCAGCTGTGGCAGAACCTGTGGGCCGGGCGCAAGCTCGTGATCGGCGACGATCCGATCATGCGCCGAGCGTGCGCGGACGCGATCGCGAAGCGCGGCATGAGCGGCTACGTGCGACCGGAGAAGCCGCGCGATCACACCGCGATCGACCCGTTGGTCGCGGCGATCATGGCCGTCCACTGCTGGGGCGGGAAGCGCACAAGTTGTTACGAATCCGATGTTTAGTCCGAGACACGCCCACGGGTAGGCGTCGAGCATGTCGCGCATGTTGCGCGACCTTCTGCGGCGGTGGGTTGGCTACTGGCCGACCCATGGGGTCTACCTTCCGAGCTTCGACTCGGCCGGTATCCCCACCGTTACGCCGAGCACCGCGCTCGCGTACACGCCGGTATATCGCGCGGCCTCGCTGATCGCCAACGACATCGCGCGCACGCCGCTCGAGGTCTCCGACGATCTCGTCGGCAGACTGCTCGCGCAGCCGAACCGATGGCAGAACGGCTTCGAGTTCCGCCGCGCGCTCACGATGCAGGCGCTGCTCTACGGCAACGCGTTCGCCGTGATCAACCGCACCGTCGGCGGCGACCTTCTCGAGCTGCTGCCCGTCGACATCGAGAGCGTGTCACTCGACCTTAGCGGGACCGAGCCGATCTACCGGACGCGCCAGTACGGCGACGTTCCGATCCAGTCGATGCTTCACCTGAGGGCCGTGGGACTCGACGGGCTCTGGGGGGAGTCTCCGGTCCGCCTCTGCCGGACCTCCCTCCAGATCCTCGCCGCGCAGGAGACCGCGCAGCTCGAGACGATGCGGAACGCGGGCAACCCCAAGCTCGCGTTCGTGCATCCCGGTCCGCTCTCCGAGGCCGCGCGTCAGTCGATCTCGGAGAAGTTCGTGCAGCATCACAGCGGCTCGGTCAACGCCGGGAAGCCGCTCGTCCTCGCCGAGGGAATGCGCGTCGAGCGGATCTCGAGCACGCTCGACGATGCGGGCATCAGCGCCGCTCGGCGCTACAGCGTCGAGGACGTCGCGCGAATCTACGGCGTGCCGACCTCGTACCTCTCCGAGCACTCGACCAGTTCATACGGGTCGATGGAGTGGCTCTCGCGCATGTACCTCGACGGCTGCCTCTCACACTGGTTCGCCGCGTGGTCGGCCGAGATCGCCGCGAAGCTCTCGCCGTTCGCCGAGCTGCACTTCGACGCCGACCTGATCTCGCGTCCGTCGCTGGCCGAGCAGATGGCCGCGCTTCGCACCGGCGTCGAGTCTGGCGTCATCACGCGAAACGAAGCGCGCGAGTGGCTTGACCTCGACCCGTTGCCCGGCCTCGACGAGCCGATCGTCGCAAAGAACATGGGCACCGGCGGCGGCAGCAGCAACATCGGAAACGACACCAGCGCGGGGAGCGTCAATGACTTCGCTAACTAGGCGCGCGATCGCTTCGCAGAACGCAGTCGAGGGCCGCACGCTCTCGGGCTATGCGGCCGTGTACGACAAGGACAGCCGCGAGATCGCGGACCTCGGGCGATCGTTCACCGAGCGCATCGCGCGCGGCGCGTTCGACGCGACGCTTGCCGACGCCGGCGACGTGAAGCTCTACTACAACCACGACACGTCGATGCCGCTCGCGCGCACGAGGAGCGGCACGCTCTCGCTGCGATCCGACCGCGAGGGTCTGGCGTTCGAGGCGACGATCCCCGAGACCACGCTCGGAAACGACGTCATCACGCTCATGCAGCGCGGCGACCTCACGGGCGAGATGTCGTTCGGGTTCTACGTCGAGAAGGACGAATGGAACAAGGCGCGCACCGAGCGGCTGGTGACGCGGGCGAGGCTAGTGGAGATCAGCATCGTCCAGGACGCCGCATATCCCCAAACCAAGTCCTCGCTGCGCTGCGTTAGCGCACGCGACCGGATGAATCGCGCGCTCTACCTGCGCGGACTGAAAGGAAACGTCTGATGCCAACCGCAACAACCTGGAACGTCCTCTCCGAGCAGATGCAGGAGCGCAAGAAGCTCCTCGCCGACATGCAGGAGCTCAACAACCGCACCGACTTCGGCCCGCTCGAGCAGGAGCAGTGGGAGAAGATGGACGCCCGGTACCAGGAGCTCGACAAGTCGATCGCCCGCGAGCAGCGCGCGGCGAAGATCGCCGACGAGCTCAAGCGCCCCGTGATCGAGGCTCGCGCCTCGTTCTCCTCGCAGCCCGAGTCGATCAGCGCGTCCCGCGAGTACCGCGATGCATTCGCGCGCGCGCTCGCGACGGGCAGCATGTCGGAGATCCGTGGCACGATCAACGGCAACGCCAACTCGACCAGCAACGCACCGGTGCCCGTCGACATGCAGCGCCGGATCGTCGAGCTGCTCCAGAAGCAGCTCATCCTCCGCTCCGTCGCGACGGTCTACTCGGTCGGTTCCGATCAGCAGATCACCGTCGACGCGAGCACGCCGACCGGATACCTGGTGGACGAATCGACCACCACGACCGACAGCTACGCCGCACCGACGAACGCCATCACGCAGTCCTCGATCACGTTCGCGCGCCGCACCATCGGCGACTTCGCGTTCGCCGTCCAGGTTCCGGTGACGAAGTTCGCCTACGCCGACTACATCGGCGGCGGCGACTTCCTCGCCCGCAAGGTCGGACAGGGCGTGTTCCTTGCCGAGGAGCAGTACCTGATGACCGGCGACGGCACCGCGTCCGCAACCGCAAATCCAGCGCAGCCGACGGGCTGCATCACCCGCATCGTCGCCGACACCGGCCAGCGTTTCGTCGGCACCGGCTCGGGTTCGTCGGGTGCTGGCCTGACCACCCTGGCTGCCGATGACATCATCGACACGGTGCACAAGATGCTCCCGCGCTACCGCAGCAATTTGCGGTGGATGATGGGCGACGATGTCGCGAAGACCGTCCGCAAGTTCAAGGACGGCAGCAACCGCTACCTCTGGCAGGTGTCGGACAACGTGGCCGAGGGCCTTGCCAACGGCCTCAACGGCCAGCTCTACGGCATCCCGGTGTCGATCTCGGAGTTCATGCCGACCTCCACCGCCGCCAACGCCTGCGCCGCCGTTTGTGGCAACTGGAGCTACGTCGAGATCTACGACCGCGGACCGATCGAGTTCCTCGTTGACGCGACCAGCCAGGCGCAGAAGCTCGCGACCGTCCTGACGGCGTGGAAGCGTTCGGACGTCACGGTCACCAACACCAAGGCGTTCGGCTACCTCGCGTTCAAGTGATCTTTTCTCTACCTCCAGCTTCCTGCACGGGAAACCGTGCAGCGGGGCTTTCATGGCACAGCCACCAATCCCGATCGACATCCTGAAGACCCGTCTGCGGATCGACGCCGACGAGGACGATGTCATCCTGACCACGCTGTGCATCGCGGCGGGCGAGATGATCGAGCGCGAGCTCGGGATCGGCCTCTCGAGCACGACGCGGACCGCGAAGCTCGACCGCTGGCGGCGGTTCATTCCGCCGGTGCAGCCGTGCTCGTCGGTGACGTCGGTGACCTACTACGACACCGGGAACAACCTGGTGACGATGTCCACCGACGATTGGTACGTCGACCAGACCGACGCCGCGCTCGCGCTCGAGTTCCTTGAGGCGCCAGCCGTGCGCGAGGGCACGTTTCCGACGGTCACCTACGTCGCCGGGTACACGACGGTCCCGCACGCCCTCCAGCAGGCGATCGTCGCGTTGGTCGGCGCGTGGTACGCCAACCCGGACGCCACGGCGCCCGTGGCGCTCTCCGAGGTTCCCCTGAGCCTCAAGTACATCCTGAGCGCCTACAGCGCACGGGGGCCGCTGCGATGATCTCGTCGGGCCGCCTGCGATTTCCCGCGACCGTGCTTCGCGCCACAGGCGTCGATGCATACGGCCAGACTTCGGCGACTTTCGACTCGGTCAACGCGACGATGCCCGGGCAGGCTCCGCTCTGGGTCGATCTCAGGACCGAAAGCGCGACCGAGCAGGCATACGCCGACGGCGTTGCCGTCGTGCGCCGCGCCGAGATCCGGTGCCGCTGGAACAGCGCCCGGCGCCTCAGCCTGACCGAGAAGGACCGCATCGAGGTCCGCGGCCGCACGTTCCGCATCCTCGGCATCCAGAACCTCGATGAGGCCGACATGCTGGCCGTGATCGAGGCCGAGGAGGTCGCATGAGCATCGAGCAGGCGATCCGCGACATGCTGCTTGCCGACCCGTTCGCGAACGTATCGAACTATCCGATCGCTCTTGGCGCGCGCGCTCAAGATACGGCGTTGCCCGCCTACACCTACGAAGTGCAGAACATCGAGCGCGCGGACATCTCGGGCCAGTGGCAGGCGAATCTCGAGATCCGGTCGATCGCCGATGACGTCGACACCGCGCTCACACTGCACGGCTATCTCCTGTCGGTCGTAGTTCCCGGCACATACACATTGATACCGATCACGGCCGCCATGTTCAACGGCCGGACGGTCGACGCGCCGGTTGTCGGCGAGGGCGACGAACGCGAGCCCGCCGAGGTAGTGGCGAGCTGGACCATCATCTACACGGAGTGACCCATGGCAGGACTGTCTTCAGCCAACTGCACATTCAGCTACGGCGGCTCGGCGATCTCCGGGCTTGTCAACGCGTCGGTCTCGCTCGATCAGACGACGATCGACAACACCAACATAAGCACGGGTGCGCGGACCTACATCCTTGGCAATCGCGGCGGAACAATCTCGATTGAAGCGTTTTACGATCAGGGAGATGCGGGCGTTGCCGCCATGGAAACGGCCTGCAACGCAGGCAGCGCAGCCGGTGCGTTCGTCCTCGTCATGACCAACGCATCCTCCGGAATGCAGTACGCGGGCAACGCGTTCGTGACCGCGTTCTCGGCTTCGGCTGCTGTCAACGAGGTGCTTCGCTGCACCGCGACCCTTCAGATCACCGGAGCGGTGACGATCACATGAGCATCCGCGACGCGCTCATGCTTCGCGACTGGCACGGCGCGCTGCCGGATGGCACGCCCGTCGTGCTGCGTCGGCCGTCGGCGCTCGATCTTCTCGACGCGCTCGAGGTCAACGCGAGGACGCCGGATCGGCTCGGCGCGTGGATGGTCGCGCGGCACCTCGTCGAGAACGGCGTGCCCGTGTTCGCGAGCGTCGACGAGGCGCTTGCCGCCGACGCCTTCATGATTCAGAGGATCGCGCAGCTGGTGGAGCCGCTCTACGCGGAAGGCCGGGACTAGGCGAGGCCGCGAGGCGGGTGCTCCTCGCGGCCCTCAGGTTGACGAGCACCGACCTTTCGACGCTGAGCGTGGCCGCGCTCAACGTCGAGCTCGAGATCCCCGATTGGAAGGGCATACGCCGTGAGCTCGACCGCATCAAAGCGAATCGCCTTTCGGGCCCAGTTTCAGGTGTCCGCGAAGGATCTCGAGCGGATCAAGGCGATCGCGCAGGAACTTCCGAAGAAGGTGCGGCGCAAGGTTGTGCGCACGTCGCTGCGCGAGTGGGGAGAAGCACTCAAGCGAACCGCGAAGGCGCTGCTGCCCAAAGCGGCCAAGCGGACGCGGCGCGACTTGGCGGTCAAGACCAAGACCTACCGCAAGGGCCGAATCTGGTGCGGCGTAGGCGTCAGGAAGGACGGCGACCGCGTCGGTTGGCGTAGCCACCTCTACGACGGCGGCTACCGGCCGTGGCGCAAGGGCGTCGTGAAGCTGAAGGGCGGCGGATTCGGCCCGAAGCCCGCACCGAAGCTCGTCCGCAACTGGAAGGGCAACCGGAACGCCCGGATCGTGCCGTTCTCGCAGCAGCGCGGATGGCGCGACGGCATCAAGGGCAACCTTGGCGTCCGCATCTACCGACGCCTGTGGCTGACGCGCGCGGCGAATCGATGGCAGCCGCGCGTGATCGAGTTCGTCCGAGCGGGCGTCGACGAGGCGCTCAGACAGGAGCTGAAGAGTGCCTAGTCTTCCGAAGGTCCACGTTCCGGTGGTTGTGTCGACCGAAGGCGTCGACAAGGGTCTCGCCGACGCCGAGCGCAAGATGCGCGCCAGCGCTAAGCGCATGGAGAAGGTCTCTGCCGGGCCGACGCCGGGCACGCAGGCGCTGAAGGCGGGCGCGACTTCCGCGCTCGGCATCGGTGGATTCGGCGCGATCGGCGGCACCGTCGGCGCGCTCGGAGCTGGTGGAGCTGCCGCTGCGGCCGGATTGGCCGCGCCGTTCATCGCCAGCGCGAAGCTCATGCAGACGATGAGCGAGGCTACGAAGGGCGCGACGAAGGCGCTTGAGGACTTTCGCAAGACCGGAGAGCAGACGTTTGCGGCGAACAGCGTGATCCTTGAGCGGCTCTCGATGCTTGAGAAGTCCACCGCGAAGAGCCTGCCGAGCCTTGGTCAGGTGTTCACGGCAGCCGGTGCCGACGCCGAGACCGGAAGGGCGGCGGGCATGTTCGAATGGGCCCGCGAGTTTCAGGATGGCCTTCGCATCGCGACGGCCGCGCTCGGCGCGTTCGCGGGCGGCAAGAGCGCCGATCAGATCAAGACGGAGATGCTGCTGGCGACGTCGAACGAGGCCGGTGCGCTCCAGCTGCGCGGAAGAATCGCCGAGCAGGAACGAATCCGGCAGGCCGAACCCGGGAACATGTTTACGAGCGCAATGGATCTCTACGTTGGAAAAATGGCAAACGACATCGCACGCCTTGTGCAGTTGATGAGCTGAAACATGTCTATCGCATACTCATGGACGGATCAGGTGGTCGAAGCCAACCAAGGGAACCTTGGTTCCGAGTCATCCATCTTGGTTTCGCGGATCATTACGCGTGACGATGGCGCGGTGATCGGCATCGAAGACGAACTTGAGACGATGATCGAGGCTGGTGCGCTTCCGAATCAGGACGAGATGTACACCTATGCTCCCGTAACCGGAGGCATCACGAGCTGGCCTGCGAACTGCCGGAACCGTGGATTCACGCTTCGTCTGCTTGAGACCGGAAAGGCCGTCCGAGCGGACATCAGATACACGACGCGTTTCTGCGTGATTCCAAGCGAGATCACCCCGAAAGACGTCATTCTGCCCGCGCACACGTCGTACATCACGACGGCGCGAACGATGCAAATCTACCGCACGTCGTGGAGCGTGAATCCGCCGACCTCGGCGTCAAACTCATCGGCGACCGACATCGGCGGAACATCGCTGAGCGGCGCAGACGGCTCGCAGTCGATTCAGGTGGGGCAGGTCCGCGTTCGTCTCATAGCCATGCAGGACGCGTCGACCAACCCGATGCACGCCGCTGCAACGACACTGACAAACTACGGTGGCACGATCAACAACGCGGCGTTCGCCGGGTTTCCCGCCTATTCGCTCATTTGCGAAGGCGTCTCGTTGGAGAAGGATCTGGGCACCGAGTTCTACACGGTCACGTTCGAGTTCCTGTTTGACCGCTACTACCACTTCAATCAGGTGGCGACAATGGACGCCGACGGCCGACCGCGCATGACTTCGGGCGGTGCTCTCTCCGAGGTGAAGTGGCAGCGGCTTCCCCGGGTCTCCACAGACTTCAACAACATCTTCTCCGGCGATGCGGATCTGCAAACCCTCGCGCTGAACGGGTGGTGGGTATGAGGCCAACGTTTAACAAGGCGATCGAGTCGCAGCAGACCGACCTCGACCGCGCCGCGCGCCGACTCGACCAGTTCGCGCCGCGCACGATCCTGCTCGCCCGCATCACGGCAAGCACTGTTCTCGACGCGGTGAACTTCCGGTACACCTACAGCTGGCAGGAAGCGATCTTGACGGCTTCCGGCGCTCAAGCGAAAACGACAGGTCTGACGGGCACCGCGATCTCGATATCCGAGCTCAGCAACAGCGCGACCGGGCGCTACAGCTACGGCGTGAACCCGGCAAACCTCGTCGGGACGTTCACACCTGTCGCAATCCCGAACGGAACATTCGTGCTCATCACGCCGATGCGGCAGTTGAACGGCACGCTCCGCTGGGTCATCATCAACACGCAGGCAATCGACGGAGCATGTCCATGAGAACGCAGAACATCGTCTACTCAGTGACCGCGCCGGGAACGCCAGAGGTGTACACCGGGACGATCGGCACGATCACGATCCAGACCACCAACCACAACCTAACCGGATCCAACGGCCAAATCAGGATCTGGCCGAACGGCGCCGCGCCGACGGCGTCGCCGTCGGCCAATCTGCTCGGCGCCACCTACGCCGCAGGCGGTGCATCCGGCCAGATCACGGTGAACCTCGACAACATCGAAACCAGTTTGTCGAACATTGCCAGCAATGAATCGGTCTGGCATTATTCGCTCCACATCAACCATGGCGGGAATCAGGTGCACGTTTGCTCGGGATACCTGATCCGCATCATCAACTAGGTGCACCAATGAACTTCGCGGAACTAGCGCAGCTCCTCGCGCCGTTCGTCGCCGTGCTCGGCGCGAGTGCATGGCTGCATTCCACCATCGGTGATCTCGAGACCACGATCGCAACCCTCACGGAGCGGGTTCGGCACCTTGAGGCCGAGCTGGAGCGCCTTCGCAACAGGAAACCACAATGAAATCATGGAAGACAACCGCCGCGGGCATCGCGGCCATCGTCGCCGCCCTCGCCACCGCGGTCGGCGCACTGTTCGACGCCGACCCGAGCACGCTGCCTGATTGGGGGGCCGTCGCGGCCGCGGTCCTCGCGGGCATCGGCCTGATCGCGGCAAGGGACAACAACGTCACGAGCGAACAGGCGGGCGCGGTCTGACCGCGGTCATCTATGCTGTCTGCAAGGCGATCCTCGACAGCGTGCGCGATTGGCTGGCACAGCCTTCCCGTGTGCGCATTGTGGGTGGTGGTCGCGCTTTGGCCGACCGGGTGCGCGCCGAAATACGTCGCCGCGCCCGACAGCCCGATGCTGATCCTCGAAAGCCGGGGAGCGGTAAGGGTGGCGATGATGGACGGCGATGAGATGGTCGAGGTCGGCTGGGTCGACGCCGCCGAGCTCGAGGGTCAGACCGTGGTCCAGTTCGATTGGACGGCACCATGAGCAACCTCTCGCGCCAGTGCTGCTGCGGCGAAGGCTCGGCGTGCTCGGCGTTCTGTTGCGCGTCGAGTTACGCGGTGAATCCGTTCACCGTCACCTATCTGTACGAGAAGGTGAGTCAGACCAAGCCTGCACTGTGCAACCTGTGCCGCGTGACGAATCACACGTTGCAGTTGACCGCGACCAAGAGCGGCCCGTTCGTAGTGACCAAGACCACGCTGTTCGGTGGCGGGTGCTGCTATCGCGGCTACGGAACCGTGACTGTCACGGGACAACTCGACATTGAGGAACTGTGGGATCCGAGCGGATTGCCGTGCCCACCGCCGAACGATGTCCCGAGAGTGCTCAACCACACCTACACGTTCGAGCACGAGGTTTGCGCGTGCATCACGGTGCGGTGCGTGAGCAAGTTGGATCACTGCACCGGCGTGACCGCTCCGGCGTTGCAGCACACACTTGAAATCGGCGACTTCACGATCTGGTGTAGCCATGAATCGATGGGCGACGGTGATTGCGACAGTTGCCCGACTCCCGGACCCGGTCCCGTGCAGCTGCGCAGCGTCGGTGCTCGGCTTGCGTTCAGTTCGTCGGTTAGTTGCCTTCCATCGGTTGCGAATCGCCAGTGCCTCGGATGGTGGCCGCCCACCCAGCAACTTTGCGGCGATGGAGAGACGTTTGGAACCTGCTACGTCAACCTTGAAAACAACCTCCTGCCGGTCGGTGCCAACATGGGGCCGTTCGGGATCGTGGAACAACCCGAATGCACGGCAGGTAGGGACGATGTGCCTTGCGTCGATGACCTGTTTCCCAGTTACGAGTTCAAGCACACGATGCCGTTCATTCCGTACCTCGACGTACAACTGAAGAGCCCGTGCGCCACGATGGACGATTCCTACACGCAACCATGCGGTGTGACGATCAGCGTTCGGCAGCAGGGCGGTTGCCCCGAGTTCTGGACCTACTCATGAAATGCAGATCCATGCAGGACGGCCGCTGCACGTCGCCGATGGCGCTGCCGCTCTATGGCGAATCGCCGAGCCCCGGCGTCTGCCGGATCTGCCCGCACTACCGAGGGCTTCCCCGAGGCCTCGGCGACGTGGTCGAGACGGTCGCCCGGTGGACCGGGATCAAGGCGGTCGCCGACCGGGTCTCGGCGGGTCGGAGTAGTCGGAGTCGAGGTCGGAAGCGAATCCGCCCGACTTCCGGCCAGTGCGGCGGCTGCGCGGCCCGGCGGCAGGCGCTCAACGATGCGGTGCCTTTCGTCAAGGAGTCCGGCATACAGTAGACGCATGGACATCCGTGCACTCGTCCTCGAGCGCCTGAAGGAACGCGGCCATTCGCGTTACTGGCTGGCCGAGCGCCTCGAGCGCGTCGGCGTCGCGCCAGGCACGGTCTACCGCTGGCTTTCCGGAAAGGGCGACACGACGGCGACCGTGGCCGGCCATGCCCTCGACGCGCTGCGCGTCCAGCTCGACTCGGACGCGGACACCTGGGGCACCGTGCGGATCGGATTGACCGTAGTCGCATGCCGGGTCGGGAGCACCGAGTGGGAGCAGGGAACTTTCCGCGTCGTTTCGGGATCTCGGAGGAATGCGGAAAAATCCCGATCGGAAAGGTTGCAGTACTTGACAGGTGGTGGCCGATGACTGCAAAGTGCAGTAGCCCGCGGGCCGTTGTGGTCCCGGCGGTGGCTACCACCACCTGTAGTGGTCGCGGCACGGACCCGCCCACTTAACAGAATACATAGTCCGTTACGAGGCTAGAGGAATGCCGAACGACGGCTATGCGGTCGTGACCGTCTCCAACGAGACCCACGACGAGATCACCCGGTTGGCGAAGGCGCTCGAGGTGTCGCGGTCGAAGGCCGTGAAACACGCCGTGCGCCTCGCGCTGAAGCGCCAGGACAAGAAGGCCGCGAAGGCGAAGGAGATCCGCCCATGCTGATCGCCATCGCCTGCATCGCGTTCGCCATCTGCACCGGCTGCTTTGATTGGGGGTGGGGCGATGACCGATGACATCGTGACGCGGCTGCGCGTCTGGTCGACTTGGCTAGACGAGCGTTGTCCTGACACCGACGTCCGAAATGACCTCCGCGAAGCCGCCGACGAGATCGAACGGCTGCGGGCCGAGGTCAAGCACTTTCGCAAGTTTGAGCTTGAGGTCATGCGCAAAGCCATACACCTGCTTCCGTCGGTTCCTCGAAGGCAGGAGGAAAATCCATGAGTGAGATCCGCACCAGCGAGTTCAACCAGCGCGGCGACGTGTTCCAGCGCACCTACGCGTTCTACCCGTCTCCGCTCGACGTCGCCGAGCGTTCGCGGGAGAACCTCGACATCTGCGACCAGCTCGAGTACCGCGCGCGGGTCACCGAGGCGGGGGATCGGAAGACCGCGCAGCTGATGCGCGAGGCCGCCGCGCACATCAATGCGCTCGAGACGCTCATCTTGACGCTCAAGGCCACGAAGCGGTGCGAAGTGCACCCGGAAGGGGGCACCGAATAATGGACGACCCCAAACCACCCCCGGATCCGGGTCCGCAGTTCTGGGCTGCTCTCGCGGCCGTCGCCGCCGAGATCCAGAACCCCCCGGCCGTCGCCAAGAACAGCCACTTCGGCCAGCCCTACGCCGACCTCAAGTCGGTGGTTGAGACGGTCCGCCCGGTGCTTGCCCGGCATGGCTTCGCGGTGATCCAGAATCCGACCGTCGAGCACGACCGGGACATCGTCTGGCTCGACCTCGAGACCATCCTGGCGCACAAGTCGGGAGGAGTCTGGTCAAGCAACCTCCGGTGGCGCGCCGGGAGCAACATTCAGCACCTTGGCGCCGCCATCACCTACGTCAGACGCTACGCACTCTGCGCGATTCTCAACATCGTCGGCGACCCCGATGACGATGCCGAGACGATCGTCGCGCCAACCCGACAGGAGAAGACCCATGCAGGAAGTGATCGAAGAGTTGAGCCAAATCCGCGCCACCCTGGACCGTCTGGAAGCCCGTCTGGGACGTCCGGCGACCGACCCCGGCCGCAGGAACCCCGTGACGTCGGAAGGGCGTAGCGAGGCTCCTGCCGCCTCTGACGAGGAGCGGCAGTCGTTCCGCAGCGTCACGGTCCTGTACTGGGACGTCGGCGAGAAGGGCGGCAAGCGGTGGGCCCGCCTGACGTCGACCCAGCACGAGAAGTGGCCCGTGTTCGACGAGAAGCTCATCAACGCGATGGACCCGCTGTTCCGGGGCGACCAGGTGAAGGTGTTCCTGGGCGCGTTCAAGCAGAAGGACGGCGCGACCGCGTGGAAGGTCACCGGCTGCGAGATCGTCGCGCGCGCCGAGCCCAAGCACCGCGATCACCGCGACGGCATCGACGCCACCGAGATCCCGTTCTGAACCCTTTCGAGGCCGGTTGCGCGGCCTCTTCCCTCGCGTTGAGGGCGCAGCCACCCCCCGAGTACCCGCGGGGGGTGGCTGTTTTTACGGAGGACTGCATGGAAGCAAAGCCGTATCCGATCGAGCCCGTCGTGCTTTCCGAGCACGAGATCCCGTTGCGTGAGCCGGTCGTGCACGGGCTCGTCCGCCGAGGCGAGGTCTGCAACTGGGTCGGATCGCCGAAGACCGGGAAGACCTGGCTTGCATATTCACTGGTAGCGGAGGTGATCCGCGGCGGGCACTGGATGAAGCACCAGTGCGAACCCGGCAGGGTGCTCCTGATCGACAACGAGCTGCACCGGGAGACCGGGCTCAACCGGCTGCACAAGGCGTTCAGCGCCTCGCGCCTGAGCCGGGAGACCGTCTCCGAGCGGCTCGACGCCGCCTGGATGCGCGGCAAGCGCGCCACCCTCGAGGATCTCGAGGCGACCCTACGGCAGCGTCCTCGGGGCACGTATTCGCTGATCGTCCTGGACGCGCTCTATCGGTTCATTCCGAGGGGCGCCGAGGAGAACTCGAACAGCGACATGACGCAGCTCTACAACGCGCTCGACGCCATGGCCGACTTCACCGACGCCGCGATCATCGTGGTGCACCACGCCTCGAAGGGGAACCAGGCCGGGAAGAGCGACATGGACATCGGCGCAGGGGCCTCGGCAATCGGCCGGGCGACCGACTCGCACGCCGTCTTCCTCGCGCACGAGACCGACGGCTGCGTCGTAATGCGCGCCAAGTGCCGATCCTTCCAATCGCCTCATCCGAAGGTCATCGAGGTCCGGGGACCGGACGTGAGGCTTCGCTCGGATCTCGATTCCGAGGATCTCTTCTCTCCTGAGCCCAAGTCTGCGAAGGGAAAGCGCAAGGACTGATTTCCGGTAGCCTCGCTGCGCGGCCGCTTGCGTGACCGCGCGGCCTGCGAGGCTACCGAGGAAGTCAAGTCCACGCAAGACCCCCCGTTCGGTATTGTGGATAAGTTGTGGACAACCTGCACAGGTTGTACTAAAGTGGCTGCATGACCAACAGCAGAGCCAAGGGAAAGCGTGGGGAGCTCGAGGCCGCGCTGCTGCTCACGCAGCTGGGGCTCAAGGCCCGACGCTCTGCCCAGTACTGCGGCGCCGACGGAGACGCCGACCTCAAGGTCGACGCCAACATCCACGTCGAGGTCAAGTTGCAGGAGCAGATGCACCCCTACAAATGGCTTGAGCAGGCGATTGCGGACAGCGCCCGCAGCAAGCGCGTGCCCGTCGTGCTCTGCCGTCGGACGCGGTCGCCTTGGCTTTTCATCCTGCGTGCATCGGACATGGTCGCGTTCTGCGAGGAGGTTCAGCGTGCGATCGTTCGTGCACAGGCTGCCGATACCCGAACTTGACATCAAGGCGCGAGCACGCCGAGACAAGGGCATCCATTGCGGCTGGAAGTGGACGCGATTCCGCAACACGCTCCTGGCCCAGCAGCCGCTGTGCGTTCGTTGCGGTGCGCTCGGCGAGGAGCTGCACCACGTCGTGCCTCGCCATGTCGCGCCCGAGCGGATGTACGACGCGACGAACTGTGTAACTCTTTGCAAAGCCTGCCATTACGCGGAGCATGGCCGTTAGGTGCTTGTAAGGCCCGATAGGGGGGGGGTAGGTTTCTTGGAACCCCACCTTCGAGGTGC